TCACCGCGCCTTTGCCTTCCCCCATTCGCGCGCGACGGTGTAGCCGAGATAGCCGGTGGCGAAGAGCGCGTAGAGCGGCTCCGGAATGCCGGAGAGATAGGCGTTCATGCCGCTGGCGATGACCCGTGCGGTCGACGGGCTGACGGCGGCGATGATCCCCATCGGGATCGACCAGAGCAGCAAGTAGTGCAGGGTTATACACCACAGCTAAGTCGCTGTTCTGACGCTCTATCCGCGTAGTTTGGCTACAGCGCGCTTCCAAGCGGCTTCGTCACGAGGAAAACGATTAGGCGCAGTCGGAGCATTGCTGGCTGATCGAATGTCGTTCGGGCGACCACCGCAGCGAGTGCATCGCAGATGGTCCCGGATCATGTGTTTCCGGGTGTCCCACATATGAATGAAGAACCACCGGGCTAGCTTCTCGCCGTCAACGACGCTCCGATGCCCACACGAGCATCGCACCTCCAGATTGCGCGCCACTCTGAGGTAATCGCTGAGATTCTCGATCTTCGTGTTCGCGCTCATGCCCACGCAGGTACGTGGAACAGAAAGAGAACATCAACCCTATATGTCGAGGTTTCGGCGTTCTATCTCCGCCAGCAGAGCATCGGCTTCGGGATCGCCGGGTTCGCCTGTCGTGCGCTGATATGCTGCGAGCAGGTCTTTGTCGCTGAGCGTGCTGGGATCGTCAGTCATGCGAGCAAGCTATGCTGGCTCAGGCGAGTCGTCCACTCATGGCAACAGCGCCGGTTGCCCGACGCTGCGCTCGTTTCAGTTGGGTGCGAAGCCAAAGCGCGTCATCACCTCAAGGGCTTCACGCTGGGTCTTCTCTTCCTTGGTCTCGAACCAGCAGAACAGCCCATCTTCGATCGCCATCGGAGCATCATCGGCCTGCGCGATCTTCGTCACCGGGCGAGTGCCCTCATACTTGCGAGCGTTCAGGCGCTGGTAGAGCTTCGCGGTGCGCTTGATTTCGGCTTCGGGGTTCATGGTCTTGCCCGCGACCACAACGGTCAGGGTAGAGCGATGCACCTGAATGATATGGGTGGCAGCCAGACAGCCATGCTCCATGCCGTACTCGTCCATTTCTTCAGCGAGGATGGAAGCTAGGCGCGCGTACTGAGCTTGGTTGATCGTGCTCGTCATGGGCCAAACGACCGTGATGGTGTTGCCGCTTTTCGTCTCTGTCTCGATGAGGAAGAACGACCAGCCGAGTTCCTTGGCCTTGTCGTGTAGTCGGGTGACGATTTCCGCGTCGTCGCGGGTACGGGCATATTCCAGCATGATCGCGTTTGCGCCGATCAGGTTGGATGCGATGTTCGTTCCCTTGCGCCAATCAGCAAATGACCAGCCCGTTGGTTCGTCTGCATGGTTGCGTAGCTGCCTAATCAGGCCGTCCATGTAAGTGCCGATCGGGTGGCAGTTATCGTTCTCGTTGCAGAGACATGCCTTATAGCTGTCGATGGCAGTGAATGCGCGAGTGCTCTTTTCAAAGCGCGTAAGCGTGATGGTTTCCATGTTGTTCTCCGTGTCAATAAAACAACAGCGTTGTTGCTGTCCTGATATTTAATCGAAGGCCCGGAAAACCTGCTTCAAATAGCTTCAAAACGCGTCAAAACGATATTGACAGCGCCCACGCTAACTATGCGATGACCAATCTATCTCCGCACTTCACCCTGAGTGAGATGACCGTAACCTCAACGGGTCTCAACAATCAGCCAACCCCTGCTCACCTCGCTAACCTGAAGGTCGCTGCCGCCGGCATGGAGAAAGTCCGTGCTGCGCTCGGCAAGCCCATTCTCGTCAACAGTGCCTATCGAAGCGCAGCCGTGAACCGCAAAGTCGGTGGTGTGCCGGCCAGCGCACATTGTCAGGGCTATGCCGTGGACTTCCGTGTATCGGGAATGACGCCGCTGGAAATCTGCCGTGCGCTCGTCAAAGCAGGCATCAAGTTCGACCAGCTAATCGAAGAAGGGACATGGACCCATATCAGCTTCGATCCCCGTATGAGGGATCAGGTTCTCACCATGCGAAACGGCAAGTACTTCGCTGGCTTGCGGTCGTAAATAATCTGTCCTTTGAGGACATTCACGGGGGCTGCTCGCTCAAGCAGTCAAGACACAGAAAAGCCCCAGCGGGATCACTCCTACTGGGGCTTTTTGCTCTAATTCAGGCTGCGCTCAGTTCCTTGCCAAGCTGATAGTAGAGACTCGGAGCGTCGTCATTGCTGACTTGGCTCTTCATCACTTCCAGCTTGCCGTCCTTCACGACACCCCACAGAAATACAACGTCGTCATCGTCGCACCCAAGGTCCGTATCGAGAATCGCAACGGGACGAGCCTTGCGACCCTTCTCGCGCGCATCCTCAACACGCTTTACCGAAGATGCATTCGGTCGCTCAAAACGATCGCGAGCTTCCAGAGCGCCCAGCTTGGAGCGCCCGTTCCACTTGTAGCTTTCGATGTGAGCAACGACGCTCCCGCTAATCCGCCCCGCGCGCTTGTCCTCGACCAACTGGCGAACGATGTTCGCGTACTTGGCAAAAGACGCCTGCTTGGGGTTGAACTTCCACTTGCCGTCTTCTTTGACCGCGCAAACGGCCTTGACGAACGGCGCGTACGGATTGTCACCTTCCTTCGCGACCCGCTGCCCACGCTTGCGGTAGAATTCCACAAGCGGGGTAGTGACCACTTCGGGATCAAGCGACAAAGCGAGATCCAGCAGACCGGCTGCGAACTTGTACGCTTGCGCGTCTCGCTCGCTTGCAGCCCGCTTTACGTTCTCCTGTTCGGCAACCAACAAAGCCTTGAAGTCGTCGTTGAACTTCTCCGCGGCGTCGATGATTGCCTGAACTTCCTGTTTGAATTCTTGATTTGCCATTTACGCTTGCCTTTCCTTGCAGAATGGCGGGCAGCTTAAAGTGCCATTACTGACACAACTCCCGACCCTCAGCGTATGGTGAGGACAAGCCTCGTCGGCCTCGGGCACGGCCCGTAGGTCTCAGACCAACCGCTGCGCTGGACTGCAAAGGATCAATGATCCCAGACATTGCCGGTCACTTGGTGTGAACGACTGATGATCCTGCGAAGGCAGATACAAGCACGACGTCTTCAAAGAGCGGCTGAGCCTAGACCCAACAGGCTGACGATATCGGGCCGACCGTCAATGAGCGGTTAACGCAAGCGGATCAGGGGGCGGGCATTGCGACACAAGAGGAACCCGGCCCAACCCCGGCGTCGTGCTCGCCCAGGTGTTGTCCCATCTCTTTCTCTCTCCTCTATTATAGCACTGTAACTTCTGATGTTACCGCACTGTAAGAGCCGGAAAGCCGCAGAAATGCGCGGTTTTTAGCGCACTGTAAGTTGGGTTCTAGCGCACTGTGACTTTTCGTTAAGTCGCGCTCGCGTAGGCTTCGCACGTCATCAGTAGGCACAACCCATTCCAACCCGACCTGCCCGGCCCAGTGCTTTCCGGTCCTCTTCTCACTCCTCTATTATAGCACTGTAACTCTGGCTTTTAATCGAGTTTAGCGCACTGTGATTTTGAATAATGACGAAGACCGCTCGTTTTGCTAGTGTTTGAGCAAGAAAAACGCTTCCAGCGATAAATACGATACGAAGTGAAACAGGGCTTGCAACGCTGTCCACTTCGACAGCGGAGTCCTATTCACTTCAGAATAGAAAAGCCAAGACCCGCTGAGAGCAATGCAAGCCCGCTCTCAGCGGGTTTTTCTATTCCGAGGTTTGACAATGTACGATCCAATTACAATCAAGAGACAGCAGAAGCTCAACAAAGAGCTTGGGACAATCGAGGTGCCCCAAGCCTTCCTCGACAAATTCCCTGACATGAAGCGCGAGCGGGCCGAGAAGTATTTCTCCACTTACGTTGATGCCGTGTTTCGCGTTTTTGTGAAGCGCCTTGCGTTCACGTCGGACGGCGAGACCAACGTCAGCTTTGCGAAGCTATTCAATGCGTGCGGCACGTTCAACTATAACAAGGTCCGCTACAGCATTTGGAACGCATTCAGAGACATTTACCCCTTTATGGTAGTTGTAAAGCTGGGAAGCAATCTGAACTCCAAGACAAACTATAATGAAAAGAACACAAGGGTGAAGGTCGTGAACGAGAGAATGCTTGAAATGCTTATGGCTGAGAAGTCCCCGCAAGAGGTTTATGGCCAGCTGTTTACCGCTGATGACGAGGATGCCGCAACCGCTGCTGTTCACATCGACATGGACAATCTGGCTCGATTCATCGGCTGTACGCAATACGAATTGGAAAAGGCGCCGGCAGAGGCAACGAAGCTCCGCTCAAAGCTGAACAGCAACTTGTGGCAGGCCCAGCTAATACAGAAGGTCGGCATCGTCACCGAGAAGAAGTTCGGTGCGGCTATCCTGCCGATGATTGAAAGCCCGAGTTCGTTCGGTCGCACCTATTACAAGGGACTCAACATCCAGAACGTGTCGAAGCAGGTTCGCTCTGCGGTAATCGGCCACCACTATCAGTACGACATGAATGCGGCGGTGTTCGCGACGAAGCTGTACCTCTACGGTGTTGCAAAGGGTGGTGATAACGCTCTCGTCGGTACGCTCGATGGCACTTACACACGCCAGTATCTCGCGGAAAAGAACCAGATCAGGAACCGGCTTGCGAAGCATTGCTTCGAGGGTGTGAACCTGCCCTGGGACAGCAAGGTCAAGGCGATTAAGGACGCTCTTACTGCAATCGGTTTTGGCGCACGGATGCAGGGTCGCACTTGGATGGGTAAGAACGGCCTAGAGGGCACCGCGCTTGCTGATATTTTGAAGTCACCAGCGGTGCGCGTCACTTTTGAGCAGGACGCTTGGGTGAAGGCGTTCGCAGCCGAGCAGATTGAGATTGAAGACGCGATCCTCACTCACGCGGAAACTCTCGACGGCTTCGATGACATGGTTACGGCAATCCGCGATACCAACGAGGTGAACGGTCGCGTCACACGCGCTGGCAAGCTGGCCTATATGTACCAGCACTACGAGACGTTCATCATGGACATCGCTGTGGGAGTGATGAAGCGCTACCGCATTGAGCCGGTTGCTCGCATCCACGACGCCTTCATTGTTCGCGAGAAGCTGCCCGATCGCGTGCTTGACGATGTGTATGCCGAGTGGGGTTTGCGTGATTACATGCGTCTGGACTGCGACGAGGTTCGGGAGTGGGCAGAGGCTTCGTACAAGCGCGCCATTGATGATGCTGCCCGCGAGCAGGCCGAGCATCACGACCGCATGAAGAAGGCTGAGACGCTTGCTCGTATGTACGCGATCAAGAAGGCAGGTGTCGCGTGAGGGGCGGGATCAAGGTGACAGCGACCGTCGATCACCGCGACTACAGCGGCTTCGTCAGTCATCTCCTTGAGGCAGTCACTTCGATGGGATGGCTTGTAACTAGCGATTTCTGCCAGATGAACTATTTCAAGCACTTGTACCATGGCTGGCTTGAACAGCACTCGACTGTAGATGCCGACCTTACCTGTACGCGCGCCAAGATGGAGCGAGAGGGAACGAGTTTTCGTTTCGTGGTCCGATTCGAAACCACTGACAGGGATTGTGCAACCCTGTTCCAGCAGACGTATGGTGTGAAGTGACGGCTAGTTGGTCACTCTAAGTGACGATTGGATGAGGCGTCGGATCGCTTCGGGACGAGACACATATGGAGGGCCAGACGATGCTATGAAGGCGTCGATCTGGCTCAGCTCGTCTTTGTCGAGCTTGACGCTGACGTTCATGGTGCCCTGGCGCGGCAAGCCGCGTAGCGGACGATCGAGGTCTTGCCCCTTGTTCACTGGACGTCGTTTAGCCATGCAGGTGGCCCTAGCGATTAGGTCACTTCGTTGGAAGGGTGGTCGTTTGCTCCACCGTTGTGCTGACCTTGGCCTGTGCTTTGGGTTCCACGCTGATCTGCCAACCCATCACAGCCAGCAACATCGCACCCGCTCCCAGCGCCGCTGTCCACAACTTGTGGACGATGCCACCTCCCTTAGTTGCGCCCTCAAGTTGCTGAAAGCGGTTCTCGTGCCCGTTGACCGTCTTTTCAACGGCCTCGAATCTGCCCACGTATGCTTGTCGAGTGATGCTCGCTTCTTCCAATTTGCCGATGCGGCTCTCGTGGGCATCGCTGCGGCGGTTAGCTTCATCGAAGCGGGCATTGATGTTCTGGAAGCCATCACCCACCCGTTGATCGAGGCGGATAAGAAGGTCGCGCATATCCTGCGGGATCGCGGGCGGTGCCGGTGTCGGCATTACGACGCGCCCATGTAGCTATCAATGATAGCGATGAGGATTGGAGCACCGGGAACCGATGCGCGGACAAGCCATGTAAGTGCCACGCTCTTCACTGCATCAACGCGCCATGCGGCCTTCGCGAAGCCCCAAGCATTGGTCCCAAGGAATTTCACAAAAGCGCCAAAGGAGCGGTCAGTCTTTGCGGTCTTCTCGACCGTCTCATTCTCTTCCATGTATCACCCAAAGACGCGCTAGGCCGTCCCCTCTTAGTTGTTGGTCAGGTATTCGACGTAAACGCGGTTCATGCTGAGCGTGATTGGCGCGCTGGTAGTGCCGGTTGAAACCCACGCGGCAGGGTAGAGTAGGCCGTTGTAGGTGAGGTTTGCGCCCCAACCATAACCAGCGAATTGGTAGCCCAGCTTTGCCTCACCCATGCCGGGGTAGCTGATGAAGGTGAACGTAACTGTCTCACCATCCAGAGTAGCGTTGATATTCTCTTGGCTACGCGACATGGTGCCCGAAGCACCACGCGAGAAAGCGTAGAGCTTGGTGTCACCAGAATCAGCGCCAACGCCAACGATGCTCGTCAGGGTTGCGGTGTTCACGTTGCCGGGAACAACAGGGTTGCCTACTAGGCCGACGAACCAACGCTTACCCACAGCGAAGTCCTTGATGCTTGCGCGGATAGTAACCACGAAGCCACCAGTCTGAGACTGATTGCTCGACACGACTGGCGCGGTGCCAATCCATGCTGCCTGTGAGCCGACTGCCGCGTCCGTGACGTAGTTTAGGGTTGGCTCGCAAGTTGCCTTGGTGTTGCCGATTGCCTGAGCCGTTGGAGTGCCAGCTGTGATGAACGGCATCGCGTGGGCGTCGTAATTGAGCCCGTCGCTTGCTTGCCATCTACGAGTGCTCGCGAAGCCCTCATGGATGCCCAGATAGCGATTGCCCGGTAGCGTGTATTGATCGGTGATCTGGAGGAACGGATAGCCCGCTTCCTTCCTTGGCTTCACGACAACGCCGTCTAGCTGGAAGCCGTAATCGGCGGTCCTGACGAGCATCTGAGCATTGCCACCTAGAGCGGTCGCGCTGCTGCGAAACAGGATCGAGTTATTCGCGCCGGGAACGCTCAGCGTGGCTGTGCCAGCTGGTCCCTGTGCTCCGGTATCACCCTTATCGCCCTTGTCGCCCTTTGGACCCTGAATGCCCTGTGGGCCTTGCTCACCTTGTGGGCCTTGCTCTCCCTGCGGTCCTTGCTCGCCCTGTGGTCCCTGAATGCCTTGTGGGCCAGCCGCACCATCGACGCCGTTTGCGCCATCGGCGCCAGCTGGACCGGGTTCGCCGGGATCGCCCTTGTCGCCTTTATCGCCCTTGGCACCAGCAACGCCTTGTGGGCCTTGCTCACCTTGAGGGCCGGGTTCTCCAGCCGCACCAGCGGGACCGACCGCGCCATCTGAGCCAGCTGGACCCTGAGAGCCAGGATCACCCTTATCGCCCTTTGGGCCTTGTTCACCGGCTGGGCCTGTATCGCCCTTGTCGCCCTTATCGCCCTTCGGGCCAGCAACGCCCTGAGGGCCGGGCTCACCAGCATCGCCCTTGTCGCCCTTTTCGCCAGCTGGGCCGACCGAACCGGCGGGACCGGGGATGCCCTGAATGCCTTGTGGACCAGCCTCACCACGCAGACCCTGAGCACCATCGGCACCGGCAGGACCAGTAGGACCGGCCTGACCGTCAGCGCCATCTTTGCCGTCGATACCATCGCGACCGGCTGGACCAGCTTCACCGGGATCACCCTTGTCGCCCTTTGGGCCGCGTTCACCGGGTTCGCCGCGCTCACCCTGAGGACCAGCAGGGCCAGTCTCGCCGGGATCGCCCTTGTCACCCTTCACAGGATACAAACCCTCCGTCACCTCGATGACGTTGATTTCCTCACTCTGAGTGACGGTTACGGTTTCGCTTAGTGGTGTAGTCATTATGCCACCCTGAGTGCGTTAACCGCACCTTCTCTGATTGGAATGATTTCGCCCGCTGGGGCTGGTGGGACGATGTAGAATGCGTATTCCATCGTCGTGTCGTCACGAATGAAGCGCACCTGTTCGTTGGTGATCTGGATTAGGACGCTCTTGCTTGCGTCATCCCAAGTCAGACCATTTCCCAACGACAGCTTTAGCTTGGTGCGTCCCTCATCCAGAACGACGAAGTAGGCTTCTCCGATCTCACGAGTAATGGGGGTGCCGTCAGCTAGGCGAAGCTGCCAAATGCGATTGAACACCAGCGAGCCTTCGGCTGCGGTGCTGTAACTTCTTAGTTCAATGTCTCGAATCTCAACCATGCTGGAGACCTCCCGCCATATTTAGCGGGAGGTCTCTGATCGTTCGGGTCAGCTTGGCTTGAAGGGCTTGTTGTTCGTTGCCTGATGGAACACGAACCAGCCAGTGCCAGCATTGGCACCCTTAGCTTCTTCTGCTGCCTTCTTCGCGTTGAAGTAGTTCTCAGCGATGTTGTAGGCATTGGTAAGAGCCGTTGAACTGCGGCCCATATCCATGAGCAAGCCGGGGCCAGCTAGGAACTGGTCCATTGACTGACCATCGCGAGACTGGACGTTGCCATACTGATCGTGGCAAGTATCCCACGATGGGCTTGGCTTGCTCTGTGCTGCCGAGACTGCTGCCATGTTCTGAGGCAAGGAAGCTACGTTACCTCCAGCTGCGTTGATCTGGGCAACAGTCCAGAGTGGGGTCAGGTATTCCGTGCCATCTTCTGCGTTAATCAGCATACCCTCGGTTAGCCTGCCGATGATGCGCTTCTCGTGCGACATGACGAGCCAGTCGATAACAGCCTTGGCCTTAGCCGACGCTGCGCTGACTGCCTGATTGAAGCCCAGCTTGTGAGCCGCGTGTAGCGCGCTCAGCCAATAGCCGACCATGAAGTCGTGCGTGTAAACGCTATCACCGCGACACGTCGTAATGCCAAAGCGCGAGTTGGACGCATAGACAGCCTTGTTGCCGTCGATGCTGGTGCCGGTGCGGATATTCGTTGGCGGGTTCAGGAAGCCGGGGTTTGCGTCGTAGTGCTTGTCGTAGAACGCCTCTAGGTCGAAGATCACCCAGTCCATGATTTCACTGCGGCTGTAGAGACGCGAGGAGTTGGACGAAGCAGTCTTCCACAGGAGCGCGGCGTGCATGTAGGTCCATGCCGTTTCACGATCACCGATGACGTTCACATCATCATCGTTCAGGATATAGTTGGAATACAAGCGCGGCATGTCGCTGAACTTGTGTCCCATCATCGCAAACTCAGGCGTCTGGAATAGCAGCGAACCCCAATGTGGGAATTGATGCGAGTGCGCCTTATCAATCATGTTCGTGCCGAAGATCGGCTTCTTAGGATCGATGCCAGCACCGGGAACCCTCACTCGGAGTGGGTTGCTACCAGCCATCCATTCGTAGGTTCGACCGCCCTGAACATACCATGCTTGGGTCTCGGGAACGGACGCCTCGCCGTAACCGTAATAGTGCTTGCGAAGCCTGATGTTGCGACGTGCGTTACCAGTGCCCTTGTAGAGCGGACGAGCACGGCCATTCTCCATGCCGTAAACCGGATCACTGGCGTAGCCAGTGAGGTAATCCAGAGCGATTTGCTTCATCGCGCGACCGTCGAACGGACGCGTCGAGTTCACATCACGAGCATACTGCGCGATCATTTCAGGCATGATCTGACGATCATCGCGCGTGCCGCCCGGTCCAGTTACCGGAGAACGGCCCATCTGGTTGAACGGAGTATATTTGAGCCAGATGCCCGCGTTCGGAGTGATCGCGGTATCAGTTAGCAGCGACCTGTGGAGCATTGTGGATGCCGCCGCCTGAGCGATTAGCGCATTCGTGTCACTCGGCTCCCAAGGCATAACGCGATAGTTCGCAAAGCCGTTGATCTGGCCATCGCCAAAGATACGGGCATCGCCACCATTGACCGAGTAACCAGTGTTCGAGCCGAACGGGACGCGAATGTCGTAGGTAGGAACCGTGTTCCAGATTCTTGCCTGATCGTAAGCCACTGGATCATGCGAGCGCCAGATGACCGACGAGCGGGTGGTGCCATGAGGCTGCCAACGATTGTTCGCGGTGATGATTGCAACGCCGCGACCATCGACAGTGCCTTCCCAACATGCTGGACGAGCCGGGTTGTTCAGAGGTTCGCCGTTTGGCTGCTCGATGCGCGCCAGAAGCGTTCCCTGATTGTCGTAGATCATCCACTTGTGCGCGACCATGTAGCTTTCCTTGTTTGTCGGATCGCCAAATGGGTTCGCTGGCATCTGCGTCGTGTCCCAATCGTAGATAAACTGGAACTGGACATAATTGCCCATGCGGATGCCTTCGCAGTAATAGTTGATGCCGTTGATGTTCGGCACCGGACCCTGAGGTAGAACCTCAGTCCAGCTTGCCTGTGCGTCGTAGAGATCGCTGTCCTCGAAACGGCAGTTCTGAGCAGCAACGCGGGTCATCACCAATTCGCGCGGATGCGGAACGCCAACACCAGTGGACCAATCCTCAAGGACGGCCTTGTAAGCGCGACCAGCTGGCAGCGACATTTCACCGACGTTGATCGACAGTTCAAACGGCGTGCCGTTGCCGATGGAGTAGCGCAGCACGTAAGGACCGGGAGCCGTTACGTTCCTCGCATCAACGGCCAGAGCCTGTAGGTCTGCACGGCTGATCGGCCCACTGGAGACGTTCTGGTAGGAGACTGCGATACCGGGCTTGTCGTAGCTGACTGAGACGTATTCGACTTCGAGGTTCGGGATGCCAACGGACGTATTGCCCGAAGACGCGCCGATTTCCATTGGCATCAGCGGAGTGATGCGGGGCTTGGTGTTCGTGGGCTTCGGCGTGCCAATCTGCTGACCATCGACGAAGAAGGTCATCGTGCCGCCGTCGCCGTTTGGATTGTTGGTCCACTCGGCTTCGTAAAGCTGGTTCGTGCCAAGGACACGCAGTTCGCTAGGGTCGCTAACCACGTCCTCAGTGCTGCCGTTACGGCCAAGGATCACCTTGAGTGTTGGACCATCCCAATAGGGTTCAAGACGCATTTCACCGACTTGGTAGTCCATGAGGGTAGCCAGAACGCCGCCCATTGTGCCCTCAGGCACGACGCCCTTAAACGACAAGCGGATGCGGTTTGGTGTCTGGGTTGTGCGGTCATCAGCAGTAGCGATGAACTCGATGCCCATTGGATCAGTCGTCAGGTAGCCGTTGGTATTGGCAATCACGACGTTGTTGTTACGGAAGCCGAACGAAGCGGTAGGACCGACCTTGTTCATCACGATGGAGTTTGCGACCGCATCGCCTGTGACGGGGTAAGGGGCACCGGACGTGCCGAGACGCCACGAGGAAGCCACTGGATCCACCTTGGCGTTCTCGCGCTTAACGAGCAGCGGCAAGCCAGCTGGTGCAGTGAGGTTGAATGTCTGGGCTGCGTTGGCAACCGTGATGCCCAGATCGAAGATCGTGCCGGGTGCGCCATAGATCACGCCAGAACCCGTGAGGTCGATATCCTCAACAGGCACCTCAGGCTGCGGCTCAGGGGCATTCGTCAGGCCGAGGATAGCGATTGTGTTGCCGCTGGTCGTGGCCCTCAGATAAAGCCCAATGCCCATATCGGGCCTATTAGCGGGCAAGACGACCTGCGCTTGCTGTGAGAGCGTGACGCCGGGTTCTCCCTGAACAACAGGCACCAGCACGAAAACGCCGGGAGAGCCGGCGGGCATGGGCTTGTATTCGGAGAAGTTCACAATCGCGCCGAAGCCCGCATCGCCGTTCTTACCGGCTGGTCCCTGAGGACCAGATGGGCCAGCCGGACCCTGTGGCCCGACCTTGGCATCAAGGAGAGGGCCGATCTTATCGACAATCTCCATGACCTCTTCAGCAAGCTCGTAAACCTCTGCTTGGAGAGGAAGAAGCTCATAGGCGACGTTTGATGCGGTTGGACCAGCGTAAGGCTGGGTTAGGGTCAGCTGGTTGCGGGAGTCGATGCTACGAACGGTGAAGTTCAAGCCTCCAAGACTCAGCTGAAGACCAGAGTAGTTGACGACCCAATTCGTTCCGTTGCCCGTTACAATAGTGTCGCCATTGACTAGGTTAACAGTGCCACGATCCTCATACTGAAATGCCATTGATGTGGCTCTCCCACTAAATTGCTTTTGCATATTTAGCGGGGCGCCAGCGTTGCTCTTATCTACCCACGGCCCACCAGTCGAAGCCATTCAGACTCTGGCCACTTGGGCCTGCTCGAATGGTGACAGAGAAGCCTGTTGTTGACATCGTGTTGCCGACAAGATGAACCCAAGCGTCCTGATCTCGTGAGTTGTGGAAGTTGACGAAAGGGGTGGCTTGGGCAGTGAACAGCGCCTGTGTGTAAGGCTTCGCGAAAGTGATAGGGAACAAGCCGCCAGAGAAGTAACCGCGCACCTTGCCCCATTGCAGAATGAGGCCACCGGGAAGTTCCTGATATCCACTGTCGGCATTGATCTGGCTGTTGAGCGTGAACGGTTCATCCATCGCGTCGAATGTGATTTTGCCTACACGCACGTTTGGCATGTAGACGCCATCCGCGTCAGCGTAGAACACCTGCTGTGGGTTCGCGCCAGGGGTACTGATACGGAAGCTGTCCGTGGTGAACGCGATAGCCGAAACGCCATCTTCAATGGCGATGCCCATACCAGCGATGAACTTCTGGCCGTTCTGGTCCGTTTGGACCTTCAACGTATATTGAGCACCAATCCCATCGACCTTGTTCGCGTAAGCGTTGAAGGACTGCTCTAGGGATGCGCCATTGAAGTTATCGAGGCGGGCTTGAAGCGTGCGCGTTTCCTCTGCGCGAGCGCCATTGTTGTCGGCTTGCGTCTTTTGCATCGTTTGAATGATGCCGTTGATGACTGAGATTGGACCACCGTCTTTGGTGATATCCGTGACCTGACTGCTGATCGTGTCGGAGCGTTCGGCTGCTGCCTTGCGATCGTCGGCTTGCGTCTTCTCGATCGTCTGAATGGCTGCTTCACGCGCCTTTGTCTCGTCGCCAATCTCGGTGGTGATCCTGACGCCCATTTCGTCAATTCGCAGAGCCAGAGCCGTATTGGATTCACCGTCAAGGACCAGCTCGCGCAGGTCGTTGAAGGCTCCTTCCAAATCTGTGCGAACGCCACCGACCTCCGTGGTGATGCGAGCGCCCAGCTGGTCAATGTCCTCGGCCAGCGCGCTATCGCGTTCTGCACGAACACGGACTTCCTCGTTCTGCCATGCTGAGACGCCATCACCGTAGTTGGCGATCTTGAGATTGATTTCCTCAGACAGCGCGTATTCAGTGTTCGCGATCGTGCGCCTAATCTCCGCAAGTCCAGCTTCGATCGGCCCATCAATGTCGATGCCGGCGACCTTCGCTTCTGCCTCTGTGACGCGGCTGGTTAGCTGAAGCATTTCCTCAGCGACCTTGTTGCCGTTCTCATCGACGCGCGTTCCAATCTCACGGACAGCCACAAGCGCCTGATCGTGGAGCGCAAACGCCGCCTTGATCTGGCCAGCGCCGTATTTCAGTTGGAGAGCAGATACCTTGGCAATGGGCTCGCGCAGTAGGGGAGTGACAAGATCGGGGAGGAATTGTCGGATATCGTCCACATTCTGCTTAACCTCCTCCACGGCCTCTTTGACCGGGACGAGGCCGTTGGCGATTTCCTCCTGCACCTGCTTGAGAGCGTCAGAAATCTCGCTGTCTGTGTGGGTCGAGAAGCAGCGACGACCGCCAACGCGAACGCGCTGAACGCGGGTCGATGTAGCTGGCGAACTGATGCTCGTAACGACCGGCTTGGATGCGCGGCTCTGCCTGAGCACAATCGGATCCTTGGTCGAGACGTTGCGGCCGAAGTGCCAGACACCATCAGGGGTTGCGAACACGTAGCCCGCGACATGGGCCATCGCCTCACGAACGAAGTCACCGACGCTGTAGGAGATTTGATCGTCCTGCGTGTCGTCGGGCTTGGTCTGGGCATCAATGACGTTGCCCCACGTATGCGGGAACTCACGCTCAAGGTCAGCGACCGAAACCATGTCGATCTTGTCGGCTGGCACATCAGCGAAGCGGCGCAGCATGAACGCGCAAATCGAAGCCACGCCCATTGGAGCAACCGCGCCGTCGAGCGCGCCAATGCCATCCAGAGTGAGCTTACCATAAGGCTCCGCTCCAAGCCTGAACATGCCCACCGCTGGAGCCTTCGCCCATGATCCCGGTGGTAGTTGCTCAGCGGTGAGGGCGACCAACTCTTCGTAGGTTCGAACCGACAGACGGGAAGGGCCGAGTGTCAGCGCATTCTCATAGACTGCCGTTACGTCGCCGGTCGGGCCGTAGCCGTGATACTGGTAGATGAGGTTCACCGGATCAACGAGAACCGCTTCCCAATTCTCGAACTGTCCGATCGCGAATGGCTTCAGGGTGTTCTTGCGATCCTCGCGACCGTCTGCACCACCAGTGCCGCCGTAGCTCTCGGTGAGAATGTCACGGGTGAGATCGACTTCAGGACCACGAATAGCGAAGCTGCCCGTGTCCACCGTTGGATTGTCCAGCGAACCTAGCTTGGAACCCGGTACTAGCTCATAAGTGGAGTAGGGAGCGCCAACATCGCCATAGAGCAGGCGACAGGGATAACCGTCGAAGTCGTATCGACGCCAATGCGTGTTGCGAAGCTGTCTGGAGAACGAGATACCGAGATTGCCGTACTCGATCTGGATTTGACCGGGGATGCCGTTCTCGTTGAGGGTTACGGTCTGCTGGGGTGGTGTTGTGATGCAGGGAATGTACTCGTCGTCGGGGAACTCGGGAAAGGCGATGTGCTTTCCATGTCCACGCGAGCACATGCGGACTTCAACTAGCTTCTTCTCAACGGGATCGTAGGCGGTGACTTCCGCCAAAAACACCTTAGCCAATTCTCACCTCATACCCTGTCGGGTATTTAGTCGAGGATCACGCTTTCAAACCAGCCACCTCAATGTCACTCTCCCAGAGATTGTGGAAGAGGTTCATGCCCTCGAATAGCACCTTCACGCGACCATAAACGGTCCACTGCTGAACGCTGTCTAGGTTGTCGGGTTCTGGTGCGAACAGCACGGGCTGCTTCGTACCGACGCGCATCATGAAAGCATCAAGCTCATTGAACATGGCTTCTTCCATCTGGCCGAAGGTGGCCTTCACGCGCGGACGGCTGGTGTATTCCTGCACGTCCTCATAGTTGGGACCGGAGGTGATCGGGCTGTCATCAATCACGCCCTTGGACCACTCATAATCAATGCCGCTGCCGATGACGAAGCGTTCGCCCATCACGATACGCGACACCTCGACCTGGCCCGCTGGATGCGAGGGGAACGAGAAGTCGAAACGCCAGTAGGTTGCCGTCACGCTGGGCACGTCAATGAGCGTCTTTGGAGTGTATGGCTCGCGCAGGGCGCCCACGTATGCGGGAAGCTCCCCGCTATCCCATACTGGCGCTGTGAGGGCTTCAGTGACGCTATTGGCAGCGCGGATGCGGACCGTATCGCCGGCACGTCCATTGCTGTGCAGGATGCCGATCGTATCAACGACACCGGAGCATTCCAGCACGACATAGGGCGCGTTCAGGTTAAACGAGCGCCACGCCATATCCATGTTGTCATTGGTGAGGTTCACAGCCGGCGAGCTTGGAAGCTGCAAGCTGGCGTCGTTCACTCGGAGTGAGCGGCTGGCGAGTAGGAATGGCTGGTCGATCATTGCGGCCCCTTGATTGTGATTTCCTGTGTGAAGGTGCCGTAATCCGTGACGATCGTGATCGAGCGGAGCGTATCCGTTTGCTGAACCGGCCAATCAGGGAAGACGCACGAGAACGTCGGCGGGCTGTCGATGAGGTCAGCCATTGTCACGTTGTCCACGCCTTGCAGCGAAACGCGGTAAGCCTGTGCGACACTCTTGTGCTCGGCCAGTATCTCGTCTGCGAGCACCTTCGCTGCGGCTAGATCGAGGTTGGTTTGCAACGTGATCTTGCGCGCGTTTGGCTGAACCGCCGTCACGGCATCGTCTTTCGCAACTTCGTAGCGGTATTCCTCTTTGACGAAACTGCCGCGATCGGGATCAATAGCCATGTTCTACCTCCCCCGTATTTAGACCGTACCCGACTGACCGCCGTTGCGAGCATAGACGTTGCTGGTTGGCAGGTTGTCGTTGATCGCGTTCGCGCGCTGTAGCTCGGCAAGGATTTGCTCGTTGAGCGTGTTTGCCCTCTGCGCTTCCTTGATGGCTTCGGCCTGTAGCTGACTGCCCTTGTCCACTGCCGCGACAACAGACGTGCTGCCATCGCCGGAAGCGTAGATGCTTTCCACGTTGGTCTTCAGGTCGTTGTTGGCCTTGAGCAGTTCGCTCCTGATGTTCTGGAACATAGGACCGGACGTGCCATATAGTTCGCGTGCCGTGTCGAAGATCGTGTTACCAAGCTCAGCGAACTTGGTTGGATCAACAGTCTTACCCGCTGCAATGTCGTTCTGGTACTTGCGGAACTCGGCCATGCTGCTGTCGAGACGGGTCTTGCCCGACAAGCCGCTCTCTGGCCCCATGAGCTTGTCCTGAAGCGATTTGATCGAGGATAGCTGATCCTCAAGCATCCTCTCACGCTGGATCATGTAATAACGATCCACGTTGGCAAGCTCGGAAGCCGTTGCAGCGTTCGCAGTCATCTCCTTTCGGAGTGCTTCAAATTGCTTGTTCAGTTCCTTAAGCGGAGCACCAATCGGATCATCAACCGCTGCCAGTTCCTTGACGATGGACTCGTACTTGGTTGCGAGGTTGATCGCCTTGTCCAAGTCCGTAGCTGCCTTCAGGACACGAGACGAGAAGTCCGAAATGCCCGTAAGCACGCCCTGCTTGAGTGCCAACTGAAGCGCGTATGCGATAGCTTCTGCTTCACCGTCCTTGCCGAAGTCCTTCAGTACCGACGAGTTGAAGTTATTGCTGTGGAGCTTCTTGGTTGTGGTCGTGTTTGCTACGCGCCACTTGCCGTCCCACGTTCCGATGGTGACGTTGGGCGTGCCAGTGATCGAGCCGCCGAGCTGCTGGGCCAGACCCTCAAGGCCACCCATCACGCTCTTTGCTGCGCCCGTCGCAATAGCGGTTAGCTCCTTGTTGGAACCCTGACCGCTAGTCGTGAGGTAGCCGTCCGCGCCCATGCCGAACGTAGCCGACGAAGACTTGGGCTTGCTGAACAAGCCGCCGAGCAGACCGCCCAAGATCGAGCCACCAACAGCGCCAAGCGGACCCAGCACCGTGCCACCGAGCGCGCCACCAATCTGCGAGCCGGTCTTGTTGAGCTTGATGCCCACTGCGCCGAGAAGATCGTTGGTTACGCCGCCGATACCAGCACCGGCACCAGCCTTGCCCAGCATGGAGCCGAGACCCTTCGTGAAGTCACCGCCCTTGCCGAACAGGTTCTTCATGTCGCCCTTGAAGTCGCCAAAGCCCTTGGAGAGCGACGACAGTGGGTTCTTGAATGCGCTGCTCTGGCCGTTCGTGCCCATAAGCTGATCGAGCGACTTCTTCGACGCTTCGGCCGCTGCCTTGCCCAGCGCGTTGCTGGTGCCGTCACGGTTAGTGCCCAGAATGTCGATCAGGCCGCCAATTGGACCCAGACCTGAGAACTTGCCGGTGGATGCGGCAGCGAGGCCATCGAGCAGACGACCGGCGCCCTCGATGGCACTCGCAAGGCTGTTCATGGCCCTGCCGAATTTGGTTTCTACCTCGCTGAAAATCTGACCCAGCTGGCCACCGAAAGTGCCGATGCGGCCCGAGAACTCGCGCTGCCAATTAGAAGCGATTTCAGCCGAGGCACGGTCGATACCGGCCATCGCCCTCTGATACTGCTCTTCCGTGATACCGCCGTCTGCGACGCTCTTGCCGCGCAGGACGCCAAGGCGCTTACGGTCGAAGTCCAGCTGCTCGTATTGGAGACGGTCAGCTTCTGCCGGGCTATACTGCGACAGGAGCGTGTCGCGGTCCTTGAGAAGCCTGTTCTGCTTCTGGATCTCATAGGTCTCGCCCGCGCGAGCCTTCACGATGGCTAGTTCCTTCTGGAACAGCTCGTCCGTTATATCGACCTTATCTTCCAGAGCGCGGCGCTCGAATTCCCATGTGGCTTCCGCAATGGCCGCTTCCTTGTCGGTCATCGCGAGCATCGCCTTCTGATGGTTCAGTTCGGCGGTGTCGTTGTCGTTGGCTGCGCGAATATCGCTGAGCAGCTTCGCAGCACGGGTCTGGTCCAGCAAATCGTCCAGACGCTTCTTGTCGTCTGCCGTGATCTCCTTGCCGCGGATGCGCTGTAGTTCGAGGTATGCCGCCATCTTCTCGGCTTCGACGGGCATCAGACGCGCAACGGCTAGCTGATCTTCCATCTGCTCGAACATGCGGGTTTCTTGCTCAAGACGGCGCTCGGCATCGCGCTCTGCCTTGCGGCGGTCGCGCTCAGCATCACTTAGGCCCCGGCTCTTGTTACCGCCTGAGGTGGCTGAACCGGGTGGCGTGCGAAGGACGCCTGTGCCGCCGGTCGGCTTTGGCTTCCTAGGGTATCTCTGGAATGCTTCGCGATACTGCGCCTCTGTCCAGTCCTGTGGATTGAAATTCGGATCGCCCATTCGCTCGCGAAGCTCTGCGTTGGCTTTCGCCCTTGAGCGAGCCAGCTTGCTACGAGCAAAACCTAGACGGAAGTTGCCCTTCATGTCGCTCTTTGGGGCTTCCTTGGTGCCGTTGAGGGCGCTCAGTTCGATGGCTGCGCCGCTACCGTCACCGCCGAACAGGCTGTAGCCGCGACCGAAATTGCGGATGCCGTCGATCAAGCCGAGAACGTCTGCGATCTCGTCACGCAGACCGCGCCAACGAGCCGAGATTTCATCTGCTGCGTTGATGCCCCCCTCCTGTAGCGGCTGGAATGCGTCGTAGAGGCCAGCGAAGGTGTCGCGGATCGTGCCGCCCGTCTCAGCGGCTTTGTCCATGATCGACTTCATGTTTTCGGAGCCTTGGTCAGCGAAGTCGTAGAGTGCCTGACTGAACTGGCCGCCCTCGTTGAAGGCACCAAAGGTCGCCGTCGCTAGATTCTCGATCGCGGTCCCAGCATCAGCGAAGGTCTTCGGCATCAGCTTGAACTCTTCATCGAGTTCCTTGAGGTACTTCTTGTCCGTGAATGCGCGGACGAGCTTGTCACTGGTCAGCTGCCCCTCGCTTGCCATCTTCTTCAACGCACCAACGGGCACGCCCATGCTGTCCGCGATCAGCTTCATCAAGCGAGGCGCGTTCTCAGCAAGAGAGCGGAATTCATCGCCATTCAAGCGGCCCGAAGCGAGTGCCTGACCAAGCTGCAGAACGGTGGATGCTGTTTCGCCGGCGGACGCACCCGACACCTTCAGCGCCTTGGTGACGGTCTCGGTAGCCGTTGCGACTTGAGCCTGTGATGCGTTGAGCGTCTTCGATGTGGTGGCCAGCTTGCCGTAAAGAACGGCGGTGCTGGTCAACTCACTACGAGTGGTGCGCGCAATTCGCATTGCGTCTTCTTGTGCGCGAGTGTGGTCGCCCCAGTTCTTGGTCGCGACCTTCAGCTTCGCGTCCATCAGAGAGAAGCCGTCTGCGGCTTCGATAGCGCGGCGAGTAAGATCAGCTAGAATGAGAGCCGCACCAGCGCCCTTCAGGCCGGCGAGGCTGCGACCAAATGTCGTGACGTTAACAGTAGTTCTGCCGAGCGCGCCATCCAGACGGCGGGTTGCGGCTCCAACGCGGTCTAGTGCTCGTTCAGCTTGAGAACCGCCGCGTGTTGCTTGGCTGGCATCAATAACAATGCGGACTACTGTGTCAGACATCGGATAGGCAGGCTCCGCTATAGTTGGATGGCCGACTATTTAGCGGGGCTGCTGCTCTGACTGCTGGATAGGACTACTTCGTCCATTGCTTTGATAATGTACCAAAGCTCTTCAATCTCGCGCCTTGTGAGATTATAGAACTCGCCGTATTTAACGACTAAGCTCCATCCTATACGTCCGGCCGACATGCTCGCCGGACGATCACTCGCGATTGTACGAAACGCTTCTAGGTAGAAGTCGTGCTCCAAGCTGAGCTTGGGCGCACCGGCCAGTTTCTCGATTGCAGGATGGTCGAACTTGCCGATTTTGCGGGCAGCGGCAGCTTCATTCTCATACCGTTCCAACTCGCCCGGTTTGAACTGAAGCTGCCACTTAAGATAAGCGGTTACTTTTTTTCGGCGTCCTTTACTTCAGCGGCGCGATAGTTCGCAGCATCGCTGGAGAAGTCAGAAAGCTCTTCATAGACGAACATGACTGCCGGGTTCGACAGGTATGCAACGAGCGCCGCCTTGGAGTGCTTCCATTCGCCGGTCTTCAGCGGGATAGCCTTGCTGTTGGTAACGAACTTATCAACAAAGAAGCTGATGAGGATTTCACGACGTAGCTGAATGTCCTCTGCGGTCTGCGGATCGTCAATACGGTCACGCTCGCGACGGCTCAGCTTGGCAGTGTGGCGCTTGTAGTCGATCAGCCATTCAGGCGATCCGACGAACTGGTGCTTTACGTCGAAGACGCCCCAGCACTTGCCATCCTTGCGGACCTCAATCTCGCGGGTCTCGTCAACAGTCTCGGGCAGATCAAAATCGAATTCCATTAATCACCTCAGGTTTTTTGAGGCGGTGTTCATCACCGCATGATATTTAGCTCACTCAAGGAAATGGAGTCGGTGGACCTGAAACCACCGACTCCATCCACGTTCTAAGCTAGAGCTTAGGCGGTGATCTTCCTGATGATGATATCAGTGTCGCTCACTGCGTCACCAACCGGCGAGAACGTGACGTTGACCATCTGGTTCGCACCCTCTTCTGCATCCTCGGGGAACGAAGGCTGAGCAGCTGGAATTTCGAATTCATAGCCGACACCATCAATCGTCATCTCAAAGGAGATTGCGACTGCTGGGTTCTCGATGCCGTTCCTAATCAGGTTCTCAGGTCCAAAGTCCTTGCGATAGAGGCTGACAGCAAGCTCGATGGTCTTGCCGCTGGTGCCGATGCCGCGTGCGAATGCCGAACCCAGCTTGCCCTGCGTCTCGCGTGCCTGCGAAACAGTAAGCGAGAGCGTCGAGTAATCGACCTCGCCCAGACCATCGATCGTGATGTTCTTCACGTCAGGACCGGCCAGCTTCGATGCGGTCGATGCGTCGTCGTACTCAGCGCCAACAATTGCCGTGTTCGACGGTTCGAGACGGCCAAGGCCGAGAACGGTAAAATCTGCGGTGACGATGCCACCGAACTCAGCGTTCAGTGCAAACTCCGAAACCTGACAACCCGCATAGCGAGTGTACATGCTGGTAGCGCCATCCTGCCACTTGCGCTCAACGAAGAGGTTGGTTTCGGTCGTGCCTGCCTTCAGGACGCCTTCAGCGTCGAACTTACCCGACAGGGCGCTCTCAAGCAGAAGCTCGGTTGCAGCATCGCCGGCCACGAACTCTGTGTTGAGGGTGCCCTCAACGCGAGGATTGACGAGGCGCTGACCAGCGTTCGTGCGGCCCTTACGACGGGTCTGGCTTACGATCGGATCAGCAGTTGCGTTCAGGTTCGAACCAACGATGGTCTCGAGACGCTTGAACGCTGGTGCAGTCGGAGCGGTGGTTGTTGCAGTACCAACCGCGATAGCGAATTCAGTATCAGATGGATTAATTGCCATTTGCGGCCTCCTAAAAAGCTACGGGCCGCGAATTGGCCTCACCGTATTTAGTTGAGGCCCATCAACATCAGCGTAGACTCGACAAGTTGAACGAAGCGGAGTAACCTGAGTCGGCTCAGTTTTAATGGGTGGTCGCCATGGCGGATGCTCTTTCTACTAAGTCGCCGTATATGCACTCGCCGTTGTCGGTAGCGCAGGCCTTCGTGCATGGCCGCTCGGCGGGTAAAGCTCACAACGAGATATTGCGTACGTGCCCGTATACTAAGGGCACGCTTGAATACGATGCATGGTATCGTGGCTTTCGCCTCGGTCGGTCTGAAAGAGCTTAAGCGGTTTCAGCCCGGTCGCTGGTGTAGCGGATGGAAACTGCGACGATGTAATGCTTGGTATCCTCGATGACCTTCGTGTCTGCTTCCCAGCAACGTAAATTGAAGTCAGCAGCGCGCCAGCGGACGAACAAGGCCTTAGCTTGATCGACTAGCGCCCATGCTTCACTGTCTGGATTGCCAATAGGGATGGCGACTTGCAGCCACACGCGGCCTTCGCGCTGTACGCGGACGCGGGAGTTGCCAAGGCTGCGCTGTTCCTCGCTACCGGGGCGGACCGAGAAGCGGACGAAAGAGGCAGGCACCACGGCGTTTGCGCGGGCATTGTCGTAGATGAGGGGAACGGGAGCACCGAGGTTCTTCCAGCCGGAAGCTGCGCGCCTCCTGAGTGCTTCAATGTCTGTGCTGTGTCCGGTCATGGTCGCCTCCGCGTGGCACTGTCGATCGCGGCTTCGATCCAACCGGATGGCTTGCTCACTGCTCGCCCTGCGTTCAGTCCTTCGACGTGATCCTGATTGTTGACGATGTTGATCTTGTCGCCGATGCCGGCTGTCAGGATGGTTGCCTGACCGCGCGCCTTCGCTGCGCTGCCGCCCACATCGGGCTTGTCCAGCTTGTCACTCGGAGTGACGTTCACTCCGACATGCCAATCACCGATCGTGACGCTGGTATCTTCTGGCGTGCCATCTACGACGCCATCGAGAATGTCGCCGGCAGTCCGACGAACGATCTTCTCGGCATCAGCGATTGCCTTACGCTTGGCCGCGGCCAAGCTCTTCACGACACCGCCGATGTTGCTGACACCCGAGCGCGCCATTATGCGAGCACCAGTTCGTAGCGGATAACGATGCCGGTCGGGGCTTTGGGCGTGACCTGAACCACTGTGTAGGTGCGGGTGCCGACGATCAGCTCGTCATTAGGCTGCGGCTCTACGCGGTTGTCGAGCACGGCAATGAGCTTGGTGCCGAGGTACGCGCCAGCATTCCAAACGTCCTGATCCTTCACCACGCACGCGATGGGAAAATCACGCTGAGTGACGGGGACGGGATCGCCGTTGTCGTTATAGCCGCCACCGCTCTTGCGACGGAGCTTGCCCTTGCCGCCGAGCGGCCCGTTGAGCAGTTGGGAAGCCGCGTTAGCGAATGTGTCGTAGATCCCGGCCATTAGCGCGCACCGCCTGGACTTACGATCGACGTGCCCTTGAACGATCCCCAGCGCGCAAGGCGCATGAACACGGCATCAGCAGCCGCGACAGCGTTCGTTGGCTTGATCGTGCCAACGCCGTCCAGCTTCACCTCAGACGCATTGAAGCCGTTGTCCTGCCAGAGCGTGATGTTGCGGACTTTGAAGGCCGCTAGGATAGCCTGTGCTTCCAGCACGTCTTGCGGGATCACGTCTTCGCCCAGCATTTCTGGCGTAGTCAGCAGGCCGGGGGACTCAAACATGATAAAGCGCGCGTATTCTTCGGCGCAGGGATCAAGGTGGGGATAGGTGCGGGCGAACCAATCGGGTCCTACCTTCTTTGGCTCAAGCGATACGCCCTTGCGGGGCCATGCGAGCGTTTGGAGTGGATCGACCGGCTGGCCTTTCCACGTCCACATGCGGCTAATCTCTTTGGCCGCTTCAATGAGATAGGGTCCGTCATCCGCACCAAGCTCAGGCGACAAGCCGAGCAGGGGATGAACGAAGTCCACGAGGAACTGGTTGGCCTGTGGAATGGTCTGCCAGCTATTTGCGGCTGGTCCTGTAATCTCTAGTGCCAATGCTCCATCCTCGACATAGTTGCCGGGTATTTAGCAAGGGCCTGCTTTGAGCATGGAGAAGCCCGACTTCTCAGCCGGGCTTCCCTGTGTCTGCGATTAAGCCGTTACCAGCTCAAGTGCGCGGATTGCCTTGTAGTCGACAATCGCACCGCCAACGCGGCGACGAGCGGAATACTTGACGTACTGTGGTTCAGTGATTGGATCGACAACCCACTTCATAGTGCCGAAGTCAACGATGGTGTAAGCCTTAGCGAAGTCTGCGAGCAGAATTGCAGGCGTGCCGTCCTGAAGGGCGTCGGCAATCGTTGGCATGGAGTCGTCGATGACGTATGGCATGTTGTGGACGGTGCCAGCGAAGCCGCCAGCAACGCTCGCATCTGCCGGACGGAGGAGCGAACGACCGTTCTCGTCCTTCTCCATGAACAGCGCCAGTTCAACGTCGCTGCTGAAGACCAGCACGGCGTTCTGAAGATAGTTGCTGTGCAGGGTCGAGCGCAGCTTCAGAACCGCGTCCGACAGGTAGTTGCCCGACACTGGAACAACAGCCTGAACCGTTGCAAGCTGACCGAAAACGTCGGTGTACTTGGTAACGCCCGAAGTGAGTGCGGTCTGTGCCAGAAGGCCCATGCGGGTGGTGGTCAGGCCGGGAACGTCCTGAACGGTGTTGGTCGTGGTGCCGTTGAGGAAAAGGTCGCTTTCCTTCTCAGCGATGTTCAGGATCATGCTGTCCTGAAGCTCTGCTGCGAGGTTCAGGATCGACTCCTGATCGTCGGAAACCCACGAAGTGTGACGCTGCTGGTCAACGATTTCGTTGGTGCCCCAGCTGAGCTTACCGAACAGGTCGGTGGTGTTCAGCGTGTAAGCTGCCTTTTCCGCCTTGGTCTTTGCAGCACCGCCAACACGCATCTTGATGATGCGCTCGAGGTTTGCCTTGACCGACACGACGCGGGACAGGCTGCGGATTGGGCTGAGCTTTGCGAGGCCGCGAGTGATCTCACCGTCGAATACGGTAGGAACGGTGTTGCCGCCCTCTTCACCGACGAGACGCGAGAACTCGGTTGCCTTCACGTCGCCGTCTTCGATGGCGTAACGGCCCTTCACGAACGCCAGCTTTGCGAGGCGGTCGTCGTCCTGTGCGGTAATGTCTGCGGTGTGGCTCTTGGTCTGCGACTTGCGGGCCATCTGGTCACGCAGGTCAGCGATTTCGCCGCGCAGAGTTTCAACCTCTGCCTTGTTCACTGCGTCGTCGGAGTTGGCCTTGGTTGCCAGTTCCTCAAACAGCTTGTTGATGTTCTCTTCGTTCACTTTTCACCTCTGAATTGGAGTTCAGAGGAGGGCTGAAGAGCGGGTCCTGCTGTCTGAGAGGCGAGTCCGTTAGGAGTGCCGGTTGAAAGCGTTGCTTCCAGTGTTTCTATTTAGCGGCCCAAACGCTTCCTGATCTGGTATGCGAGCCAGAGGTCATCGAAGTGCCTCTGCTCAATTTCAGCGGCTTGCGACTTGAGCGCGTCGACAATCTCCATCTGTAGATTGGTTTGCTGGCCGAGCGCCTCGGCTGCTGCCTCGATCATCTCGGTGCCTTCGGCGATTGCCTGCCCGACTTCCTCGTCCGTGAGCACCGACTTGGCCATCAGCGTGGCTGCGAAGTCAGCTACGCGCTGTTGGTCTTCAAGGCTGAGATCGGGGAAGCTGGAAGCGATGTCGCCCTTTACGGCGGTCAGCTTCGCAAGCTCGTTACAGGGGAATGTGACCGCGCTAATCTCGTGAAGCGCAATCTCCTTCAAGCGGAGCACCTTGCGGTCGTTCACGCGATCATTCTGCTTCTGCAGAACGCGGTAGCCGATCGAGAAGCTATCGAGGGTGCCGTCTAGGAACTGCGATCGGACGTTCTGGCCATCGTGGCTGTCCGAGAAGCGAGCCTTGAAATACAGGCCTTCGTCGCTGTCCCTGAGTTCCAGAATGCGGCCGATGGGCTTGTCGTGCCTGTGATGCGCGAGGAAGGGCATTCCCTTCTGCGAAGCATTGAAGCGATCTAGAGTGCGCTTGTATGCGCCACGCTCAACAATGTCGCCGGCATGGTCGATGTTGCCGTAAGCAGATGCCAGGCCCTCGACCTCATTGTCGTTGATAGGACCAGCCTTAAAGCTCTTCGTCAGGAAAGGTGCGTTCATCAGGTCTGTTCCTATTTGCTATAACTCCGTCGTTATTTATTGATTAGGCGCGTTGACTGGCGCGCCGGCTGGTGTTGGCATTGTGGCCAACTTCGCGCGGCTCTTGATTTGCAGGCTGCTGCTCTGGCTCTTTGTCGCCTTGCGCCATCGCTTCACCAGCACCGGCAACAGGGATGGGCTTGTCGCCCCAAGCAACAGGCTCGTAACCCATCGCTTCGCGGTATTCGTTGAAGGTGATCGCGCCGCGACCAGCCATCTTGTCCACCATGTCGAGCTTGTCGTCCTGGAGGTATGGCAGCTTGGTTTCGTCAATCTCGATGGTCAGCTTGGCGTCGTTCAGGCTCTCACGAAGAAAGCTCTGAAGATGGCCGAGCACGAAGTCTGCGCGGGGTTTCAGCCATCCGGTGTAGAACGTGCGATCCGCCGTTCGCATGTTCATGCCGGTGGTCTCGCCCTCAAAGCCGAGCATGACCGGCTGAACCGCAAAAGCCATCGCGATGCGGCGCTCCAACGCCTTCACGACCGCCACCACGTCTAGCTCTTTGAAGTCCATCTGGTTTTCGATGAACTCGGAGCCGGCGACGAGGCCCTTTAGCTCGTCGTCCTCGCGCAGCATCCTGAGCGTGTCGCGGAGCTTGGCTTTGTCGTCGTCGGTAAGCTCGTTGTAGCCGTCCACCTCAGGGATCGTGATCCAGCCGCTCTTGCGGCCGCCGTTCGTGAAGCGGGCATACATGAGGCCCGTAGCTGCCCTGTAAGCGGCGATATCGGCCATGATCGCATCGCCGGCACCCGATCCCTCGATGGCGCTTAGCGGGTTGTAGATGGACATATGAAGCAGATCGGCGTCGATCTGCTCGTAGCGGTTGGTGTCACCGATGCGGCGCTCAACCATGATGATGGAAGCCGGTTCGTCGGGGTCGGTGTAGAAGATGAGTTCTGGATTGCTGGTGCCGTTGAGGCGCTTGGACGGATCGTAGCTGATCGTGCCCTTGGCCGGCTCCTTAAACATGAAGTCGGGACGTAGGGCCTCCATGACCGGACGCTCCGCAATCTCCTTGTTGAGCCAGAGCCAGCTATCGCCACCAATGCCCAAATCCATCTCCACATTGCGGAGCAGATTGCTCATCGTGCGGTCGCGGAAGTTGGGAGTGCCCAGCACCTTCTTGGCGCGCTTACTGCCCTCGACCTTCAACGTGATCGAAGCCAGCTTCTCCGACCTGATCTCTAGGCAGCGACGGCTAACCGGGCATTGGAAGTAAACAGCTTTGGTGCGACCAGCATAGTTCTCGTCATCGGTCCACTTGGAGCCGCCATTGACCGGGAACATACCCCCGATACCACGGCTTCGCAGCTGGGTTTCCTGTTGACCGTAATCACGCGATTTGAACCACAAAAAACCCACTTTGCCACCGTTATTTGGTTGTTCTGCGGGTATTTAGCGGTGCGTGGTGCGACCTCGGCTTGGCTTCGGTAACGGAATTTAAGGCTTCGTCGCTATCGGGGGCGCTGATACTCACGGAAGGGCGACGATCATGCTTACGCTAGTGGTCGCAATGACAATGCTCCAGGCGGCACCACAGCCGACCTGTCGAAACGCTGACCTGATTGCGGAGACCACCCGCGACACGTTGAGGCGGGTTCAGCCGATGATGGAAGAGCGGCGCGCTATTCTGAAGAGGTTGAGCGACTTACAAGCAGGCAATCCGATCGGAAGGGGGCTAGGCTCGCTGTTCGATCGGAACAAAGACCCCGCATATCTCCGGGAGCGGGCCAATCTGCTGGGTGAGCAGATCAGGACTGAACTGGCGAGCGGTCAGGTCGAGGTTGAGGCTCTAAAGCTCGGTTGCTGA